CTAAACCAGTTTCTAAGGTTAGTTTTCCTTCCTTTATTTTCTGATGTTCACCCTCTATATTCTTTTGTAACGCTTGTGAGTATGCATGCCATCCCCATACATTTGCTTTCTTTTTTAGAAGAAACTTAGTAACTGAAGGCTCAGTCATTGAAGCAACAAAGAACATTGTTTTTTTACTCATTTTATTAAACAAGGTTCTTCTTACTATACCGTGGGTACTGGTTCCGTCTAATGATCTAGGGTCAAGTATAATACAAGCCCAAGGATCAAACCCTCTCTCTAAAAGCATGGGATAAGAATGCTTAACACATACAATTCTTGGTGTAAATCCTTTTCTTGTTTCATCTTTTAATACATTGGATAACTCTTTCCAGTCAGTGCTAGGACCAGCCGAAACAATTACGGCTGCATCATGTGTTCCCTTTCCCTTGTCAATCCACTTGTTTAATAGTTTCATATTTTTCTTTACGTTTCCCATAATATCATCTTTAGGAACACAATCTTTTGGATTAACAGTAATGGGAACCTGTAAAATTTCTCTTGGAAGTTCTTTTAAATCAGGAGAATTTAGAACAACTGCTACATGACATCTTCCTCCTCCTACCATTTCATCTTCTGAAGGAAGTATATACTTCTTTGTAGTTTCATATTTTTCTAATACCTTGACAGGCTTCATGTATTCTTTATCTGGAATATTCCCGTCTTGGTCCTTAGTATATACCTTATCTATAATTATAAGAGGAATATGTTTCAGTTTATTAAAGGCACCTGTAAATTCTTTCCTGGTATCAAACCCTCCTATAAAAACATAATCAGCATTCTCAACAAGGTTCTTTCTAATTGGCCCTTTTATTAATTTATAGGTGAATTTTTTATTCTTTAATTCTCTTTCCTTTTTAAAGGACTCAAGCAGTTCTTTAGTTTTTCTAAAATTAATATTTATAAATGAATTAAATAAAGTATAGTGTACTTCATCTTTATTTTTAAATGCCTTTGTACAGGTTCCGATTGCTTTATGGCTGTCCCACTCACCAACCTCCACAATATTACAGGGACTATAATGTAGGATAATTTCTCCCAACTTTTTATATCTTTGATTGCTTTTAGGATCTGGATTTCCAAGCTCAGTATGTTTCTTCTCACCCTTATGGTGTATCATAATATCATTAAGGAATGAAGAATCAAAAGATTGTGGTCCTTCAAGATGACTTTCAATATTATCTAAATGTCCAGTTAAATCAGTATATCTTAATCCATGAGCAATGTATAATTTTATTAATCGAGAAATAATAAACCCGTCATGCCACTCCCGGTAGGTTGTTACCTCACCTGACATATAATAACCTCTTAAATCACCCAGCAAATCAAGAGGTGGTTGGAAATTTAAATTAAATGCCATGAAGGAAGTCTCGGCATGTTCAAAATTCTTTCTATCCATATAAACTAATTCAGCTTTAGGATTTAAATGTGGTTCAAATGTTTTCTCATTAATTTTTTTAGTAGTATATGTGTCAGCATCTAGCCATATTAACCACCCCGGCTTAGTAGATTTTTCTGCCATTTCAAATGCTAGTTCAGTCATTCCAAAAACTTTATGGCAAAACTTTATTGCATCTATTCTCCAATTATATTTAGTTTTCCCTCCCATAGTACCATCGTTTTCTTTATTTGCTTCCCGAAAGATATCAAGATCTTTGATCTCATTAAGATTTCTATAAGTAATATTCTTACTCTTAGGGTAATCATAATCTTGTAGATCAAAATCATGATAGAAAGCCGTGAGATGCAGTCCTTCCCCCCAATATTCTTCAACGCTTTCCAACATCTTTCTAGCATATGATGCATAGCCCTGTTCTGAAAACGAAGTTATAAAATTTATCATTAACCCATTACCTCTTCCATTTGAATATCTTTAGCTATCTTTCTCCACTCCTCCACATATCCGTGTTCAACATCCTGGGAAGGTTTCCACATATCAAACCAGGGACCGCCTGTAGTAAAGTGTACGTTCTTTGCGTCAATCAGTTCTGAAGAATGTCCATCAAGCCAGTTCCACTCTACATCTAATTCACCTATTAAATCCTCTCCAATTTTTGAAAAGAATTTTGATTGCAGTTCAGGATATTCAGACATAACTTTATTATCTTCCAGTGCAATCTCTCCTAACCACATAAAGTTATGTAACCACCGACCTGATTTAGTATTGACATCTCCAACCGTAAGATTAAAATTATCTTGGTGTTCACAATTCCACATTACAAAACTAGACCAGTTCTTTCTGGAATATCTTTCCTGTATCTGGCCGTCCATCTTTATTGTTTCTTTAGGATTATAATCATGTTTAACACACCATAAAGCTTTTTCTGGATAGGTTTTAGCTAGATCAAATACCTCACCTATATTTGAACGGATAAACATATCACAGTCCATAAACAAAGCCCATCCTTGAAACTGATTGAGAATAGGAACAAGAAACCGAGAAAAACTAAAATCAGTAGAGAATGGTCTACCGTCTATATAATCATACTTTTGATTACCTTTAAGGGTAAACCCTCTGGAATATAATCCCGATACACGCAGTCTGTTTTGAATTATAGGAACAATATTAAATTTATCAGAGGTATTTCTTTTAATAGATTCAACAAGAACATCATAAGCTAGATCTTCTCGCTGATCGTAACCAATATAGATTGTATCTGTTCTTTGTTTCATATAGTTTCCCCCCTTTTTTTTATGTAAAGGGGGTAGGGATTTTTAATCCCCACCCCGGTTATAATTAATTATTACTAATAGAAATTATCTTAGGTTTCTTGTCTTCAGGAACGGTTACTTCAATGTTTACTTCAAGCAATCCATTCTTCAGTGAAGCAGAGATAACATCTGCTCCTTCAGCAAGGGGGAAAACCTTTTTGAATTTCCTACTTGCTATGCCTTTATAAATATAACTGTCTTCAATAGTTGTTTGTCCTTCAATAGTTAAAACCTGTTCCTTCTTTTCAACAGTGATATCATCTTCAGTAAAGCCAGCAAGGGCCATTACAATTCTATAATTGTAATCAGAATCTTTTACAATATCATACGGGGGATAGCTCCCCTCGAAAGAGTCTAGTGAATTAACAAGTGTATTAACCATCCTATCAAACCCGATGGAATGTCTCCAGTAACCCTTCCAAAATTCAGGGCTGATATTTGCAGTGTGCATTAACATATTCATAATTACCTCCTAGTATCTAGCAAAGTTAGTGAAACCCATTATTGGCGTTTCAGTATTAGTATTACATATTATGTGGTATATGTCAAGTATTTTTTTTTATATATCTACAATTTCACATGTACCTGCTGTACATGCTAGTTGCTGTGTTCCTTTTGTATTGTCTTCTTTTTCCCATTCATTTAAAGATGACCAGTTTATTTCTTTGGGGAAGCTTTTAATTAGTTCTTTATATTCATCTGAATTAATATCCTGATATGGCGCTTGCTTATATGAATGATCTGTACTAGGAAGAAATGAAACACCTGATAGATAATCAAAGTTGTCCCAGCACCATGCTCCTACCCCTATCCACTCTGATTCCTGCATGGAAATAGTAACTGAAGGCTTGTGTTCACACCAATGTTCAGCATAAATTTTCCAAAACTCTAATTGTTCTATAGCTGTCATAGAATTTCTATGTAATGCGTTGGTTGGTGCTTTAATAGGGAATGAAAATATAGTTGTATGATCAGGTTTCATTTGATCAGGTTCATTAGGTATACCTGCATGAATCATAAACTGTGTAAGAGGGTCTTTATTATCTGCTCTAACAGTTCTAATATAATAAGGTGCGTGTCTTGCATGGATACCGCTTGAACTATCTACTAATTGGCTAACCGTACCTGACGGTTTGACACAGGTAACAGCAGTTGATTGTGGTATATTAAATTTTTCTGCCCATTCTTTATTAATTCGTACAGAATAATTCTTTAGTTCAGTTAGAATTTGGGGTAGTTGTTTTGATGAAGCATTATTAAGAATGCGACAGTCTGTAATACCTGTTAAGGATACACCCAGCAATCGTTCTTCTTCAGTGTTGTTTGTCCACCGCTTACGAAGGTATCCAAACTTGGTCATAGTTGCCTGTATTGTACCAAGTATAGTTGCCAATCTTATCTTTCTTTGAAGATCAGGAACTTTATCGTTTACTCTGCACACTACCTCAGTAAGATTACAAAACTGGTTAGGTCTTAGAAGTATTTCTGAACAAGGATTTGTTCCAAAATCTATATCCCATTTCCTTCTTCCAATACTTTTAGATTTTAATTGTGCTGATTGTCTATTAAAAATACCACGCTCACCTGACTTGCTTTCATAAAGACTGGACCACTCCTTCATAAAGGTAGCAGTATCGGGCCTGTCTGTGTATACAGCAGAGTTATTAGCTAACGCTCTCTCTGGATTAGTCTCCCACCATTGTCCTTTCTTGGCTGATCTAATACGATCATCTGAAACATTTGAAAGAGAAATAAGTGCTGATCTTCTAACACCACCTACTACTACTACTTCACCTGTCTTACACACAATGTCGTGACATTCAATAGAAGTTAGTTTTCTACCTCTAGCTTCCTGAAATTTCTTTATAGTAAATGTAAATAAATCACGAAGAGGTTCTGGACCTGATGCTCTTCCACCAAAAATATTCAATCGTGAACCTGCTGGCCTTACTTTGCTCATATTTATTTGTGGAATCCTACCTGAATAAAGATAAGATATTAAATCTTTAAAAGCTCTGGCCCATCCTTCTTTAGAGTCAGCTACACTGATTACATCCTCAGTCTCTTCCATTGTATTATAAGGAATAGTAGGAAGGTTATTTACATATTGTCTTTCAACAGAAAATCCAACACCTGTACCATTCATAAGGATATACAATACCTCATCAAAAGATCTTGGATTATCAATAGTTATGTATGAACAGTTGTATCCAGCTATGTTCTCACGATCTAGGGCAGGGCCAGCAGCCATTAAAGCTCTCATGCTTGGCATGACCTCAAGGGAAATAATAGCTTGATATATTTCTTTCCAAATTTTAGTGTCTTGTTCATTTAAATTTATTTCAAGATTTTCTTTAATATAAAATTTAAAATAATTAATCAATCTAGTAACGGTTTCTTCCCAAGTCTCCCTTCTATTTTCATCTTCTAACCAACGGGAATATCTGGACAGATGTATGAAGGTTTGGTACTCAGTCGGTAGTCCCATTCTTTTTCTCCCCATAAAATAATTCTAATATTAATTCAGCATAATGTATTACCTTTTGAATATCTTTTTCTCCTTCACCTTTTGTTCTATGTCTTGTAATATATTTTACAATGTTGCCTTCAAAGAAGTCAAGACTGTTGCTTGCTATATATTCAACAGGCTGTATCTTACAATCCTTATAATGTCTACCGCCAACCTGTTTATTTAATGGAGATATCATTTTATTTTTCCTTTCATTTTTTCTAATACGAACAATATACATATCCCATGATTCATTTTCTTTTCTTTTAGGATAATAATGCATATAATCTCTTTCTTATAAAGGTTATTTTATTAGACTTAATAACTTTATAAGCTAAAGTTCTTGTATAATCTGGATCAATTCCAGCAAGGTCACATACATCTTCAAAATCAGAAGCTTTTGTAGGGGAAAAGAACCATGAATTTGCCTGACGTTGGATAACATTTACATCTGATGCGGATACTACAGTAGAAGATACCGTTGCATCTAACAATGCCTGAAGTATAACAGCCAGATACAATGTTCTTTCTTGTTCACCATCCTTACTGTTTAGATTCAAATTAAAAATATTATAATTAAAATCTAATAAATCAAGCCTGGGTAAAACTATTTTCTTTGGGTTAGTTTTATCTAACTCTTCTTGATCTTCATCGTCCCACATATTCCCACTCTTGGTCGTCCCACAACCTATCTTCTGTTAGCCATTCATTTGGAATGCCGTCTGATTTTTTACAATATAAAAACTTGTGTTTTTCACACCAGCCAGCGTATGTCATCTTGCCCCTCTTATATAGTTTCTTATTAGGGTTATCAAATATAAATCGAATATCATTATTGGGATGTTGTTCCTTTATAAATAAATGTTTCTTTCTATCGTCTAAAGTAAACCATCCCTTTACTTCTAAAATAATTCCATTTGGTAATATAAAGTCTGGTGTATATTTTTTATATTCTATCCAACTGTATTTAATTTTACAATCTTCATATCGAATAGGTATCTTTAAATCCTTTAAGAAATAATAGATATACTCCTCAGACCTTGATCTAAACTTATATTTTTTACCAGACATTTTATTTATCTTTAAATCAATTCTTCTTCTGTGTTTGGTGTTTTAAAAATCTTGGTAAAATAACGGGGGCCGTTGGAATATTTGAACTTACGAAGTCCTTTGCCGTTATTAGCATCAGCCCAACATGGTAGCTTATAGCTGCAATAAACACACCCAAAATCCAACTTCCTGTTACCAGAAGAACCATCAGATATGTCAGGATAACAACGGGGTGGTGGGTTATCCTCCTTAACAACAGCCTTAATTTTCTTAATCTTAGTCGAGACATCCGGCATCTCCATCTTGTGTAAATAAACAGTAGCTAATTCTCCTGTTTGTTTGTTGATAACAACCCACGCAGCTTCCTTATCTTCTTTATCTTTGGCATATGCTGACAGTTGATAGATGTAACCAAAGGGGTCGTTCTTTTGTAGCTCTGAGGTGGTAAACTTTTTAAATGAAAAGTTAGATGCGCTTTTAAAATCTACCAGGGTTCCATCTACCCTTGCGTCCTGATGTCCAGGCACATCCTCAACCTCTAATTTTTTTTGTTCCTCACTTACCTCATGCCCAGATAGTTTGGACAGGCATATAAGGAGTTCTTCAAGGATATTACCATAAAGAAATTTTATGTATGTAGGACCATCGAAGTCTTCTCCTTCATAGCCCTTTGCACCGTACCAAATTTGACGTAATGGTTTTCCTATCTGGGATAACCGTATATGCTTTTCTTTTTTCTTTTCTTCATATACTGCTTTATAGATATGTTGTGCTATATATTTACCATATTGATTGGTAATATTTCTTGCTTCTTCTTCTTCAACCTTAACTCCATCTTTATTGAGAAATAAATTATATATATCAGATACTAATGTTGAAATATCTTTCATAAGATATGGAAGAG